GGAGAACAGAAATGTTTAACAATATAAAAGACAACAAAGGGTTCACATTAATTGAACTAATAATGGTAACAATAATTTTAGGTATCTTATCAGCAGTTGCTGTACCGAGATATCTTGGAACTGTAACAAAAGCTGAAGAAGCTGCTGAAGATGCTGTGATTGCTGGTATAAAAGCCGGATTATCCAACTACGCTATGGAACAAATGTTTTCAGGAGGTCGTAAGACATGGCCTGATCATCCATTTGATGGATTAGATACAGCACCTACTGGATATGATAAAACTGATGCTGATGATGCTGATACTGATAGAGAGTGGACATTCAATACTACTACATCAAAAATCACACATCAGAGAAACGATAATACTAGATGGTCTTGGACTTACGATAAAGGTGTTCAGACTGGTGACGATGCAGCCATTGGCTCTATTGGCTCCAGAACAGCATTATAGTTAGAAGTACTATGAGAAACCGCAGGGATGGTTTCACTTTAGCTGAGTTGGTGGTTTCTGTATCATTGGTGGGGATATTAATGTCATTTGCTATCCCCGCCTATCAATCTACAGTTCTAGATGTGCAGAGACAGACCAATAAAACAAATATGAGAATCATCAAAGAAGTCTTCATGGGTTATTGGCAAGAAGGTCACATGATAGGAAACCCTGTGTTTCCTCCCCTACCATATGAAAATATAATGGATGAAAATTATATGAGTGTTGAATTGCAAGATGGTAGGACCGTTAATGATTTATTTAGTGGCGACTTACCTATGAATTCTAATACAAATCCTTTTCATTATTATACTGACAATGATACTTCTGCTACTGGATTCGTAACTATAAGAATAGTTATAGTTGATGAGGATGAAGATAGTCCGTCATATGAGGAACAAGTAATAGGGGAGATATAGTGAATTCTAAAGGCTTTACTATGATCGAATTGGTTATGGTAATATTGGTGATTGGCATACTAGCTGCAATACAATTACCTAAGATGGAGCGCCAGTTACAATTAGAACTATATCAAATAGAAAAGCGTTTTGTTTATAAACTCTGGGAAGATTTAGAACATTATGCCAAATACCAAAAAGAAACTACTGGTGCAGAGAGCTACCCTTACAATCCACTAACCGTGGTGGGTAGAACTCGTGGTCACTTGATTACACTAACAGAGGGGCTGCCTGTGCATGATAATGAATGGACATTTTCTTCATCAGCACTCACTGCACCTGCTATCTACTATAGGAGAATGAACAATGAGATTTGGTATTATACCTACGACAGTCTTAACTTTGTTTTGGCTGAGTATCCAGTCAAACTTAATTTATAGTCAAGACGAAGAACTTGATTTAGATGCCATGTGGGAAAACACCGTGTGGGAGGAAATTAAAGAGATCACTGTTAAGGACTATGAGATAGAAAAGGTGACAACAGTTGCTGGTGTTCGTGGAGCTGAAGCCGAGGATGAAGCTCTCAATAAATTATATTATAGAAAATCTATGAGGTCTTTATCTCTTTTAGACTTACAGAAGGTTTATGGCAAGTTGATAGCTAAGAAAGAAAAGATGGCTAAGGATAAAGTGGCTACGGATGTGATAGATAATTATATCTTAGTTATAAAAAAGAAGATGAGAGCTTATGAATAAAATAAAATTAGTATTACTGTTTACCATACAATTAGCAGTAGGACAAACCTATGGCGTAGGAGATTATGTAAATAACTTCTCTGCTCCTATATGTCAGAATGGTGAGGGAACTTGGTATTACGATATTGATGGTAGAGACAAAGTAGTTTGGATAAATTTATTTACTTCTTGGTGACCAAGTTGTCAAGTGGAGGCTCCGCTTACTGAAGATATATTTCAAGGCTATGATGAAGCACTATTGGGAGTAATTGCTATAGGTAGTGAATGGAATCAACCTTACAGTTGTGAAGAGTGGGGAACAACCTTTGGTTTAACGTATCCTGTCTTAGATGATGTTAGTAACATCTATGGATTGTTTGGAACCGGATATATCCCTCATAATATTGTTATAGGTGGTGATGGTGAAGTATTACTTTCTGAATCTGGTTTCAATCAAACGATGATAATAAATTCTATAAATCAGGGGATAGAAAATTTAGTTATAGATACAGATGGTGATGGTATATTTGATGATAGTGATAATTGTATTGATGGGTATAATCCTAATCAGGTAGATACGGATAGTGATGAGATTGGTGATGTATGCGATGCTTGTAATAATCTAATATGGACTGGTGGAGATGTAAATGGTGATGAGGATATAACTCTTGTAGACATTTTGATACTTGTAGATATCATACTAGGCGATAATAACAGTCAATGTGGATATGAAGCTGGTAATGTAAATGGTGATGGTGTGATGAACATTCTTGATGTGATAACATTAGTTCAATTCACAATGGGTGGTAACCAACAACAAGCTATTCAGTTCTTGGAATCTGTATTAGATACAGATTCATACACCAAGTTATTTCCAGAAAGCTTTTTAGTATATCCTAACCCCACAAATAAAAATGTTAATATAGAAGGTAATGGCTATGTTCGTGTATATGATACTGTAGGTAGATTGATAACGGATATGCAGGTAGTAAATCTATACAATTGGAATACTGCAGACGTACCTACAGGAATATACTATTTAGTATCTGAGTACGATAGTCGGAAGATAACTATACTAAAATAGTATAACTGCAGTTTATGTTTTTATTGACTGTTATGGTGTTTAGTTATATATATATGTATACACACAAGGGTTACAATTGTTTCGAACATATCTAAAAAGAGCGTAAGTAAGTAGTGGCTGCTGGTTTTATATACAATCCATTTGATGAAGAATCTTTATACGACGTAGATGGAGAACTTCTCAACATGTTATATAAAGTTATAGTGTATCTCTCCCAACACGGTAAGAGAGAAACCAAAACCATTTCCAAATATCTGTTGACCCAAATGATATTAATACTGAAGGTAGAAGACCAGTCTAAATGGAATGAAGAACATTTCGTAGATATGTTAAAACATAACGGGGTACGATTATCATAATGAGTGATGAATTATTTAAAGGTAAGTTTTGTAAATTTTATTTAGTTAAGTTTTCTCACAAACGAACGGGTAAAGAATTATATAAGTTTGGTACAACCAGTTACAAAGACGTTCTAGAAAGATTTAGTGCAAGAGCTTTTGTAAAATACAATAAGTATAATTCTTTAGCCAACCAAAAGGATCTAAACCAATACAGTGATTTCAATATAAATGTACTAGCTAGTACTGTTTATAAAACTCGACAAGAAGCTGTTGAGATTGAACAAAAGTATTTAGTGGATAGATTTCCCAAAGGAGCTTTTATAATGGAAGAGCACTTGGGAGAACCCGAGGGTAAATATAGTAATATGTCTGGTGTCACTGAAGTTCGTCCACTAACCAATACTCAAGTAAAAACTGTTTTAAGTGAGATGTATAATACAAATGCAGTGTCAGGGCAGCAGAAAAAAAAGACTTTAGTTAGAGAAGCACGATATTATAATAGATGAAGAGGCTGTATAATTGGTTCACTAATAAACTGTGGTGCAATCCTCCCACATGTGTGTGTGGTTTTAACATGAGACCTAATTATAAAAACAAGACGTATCCTGCATGGAAGTGTTTTTCAAACTGTATGTGGGAGTCTTATCAAACTTTTAATGGAACAATACACTGGTGTAAAAAATGGACAAAATAGGAATAATAGGAAACGGCTATGTTGGCTCAGCCGTCAAGTTTGGATTCTCTCCAAGCGTAGGATATGATGCTGATGTTAAGGTTTATGATATAGATCCCAACAAGAGTACACATACATTAGAGGAAACGGTAAATGGATCTGATTTTGTATTTCTCTCAGTACCTACACCAAGCAATAAAGATGGATCAATCAATGTTGATATAGTAAAGGATGCACTAACTAATATATCTAACACTATACAAAAGGATAGGTCACCTATAGTATTATTGAGATCAACGGTCACTCCAGGTACGACTAGAAAGTTAGCAGCTATGTTTGATAAATTAGAGTTAGTATTTAATCCAGAGTTTCTAACCGAGCGTAGTGCTCACTTTGATTTTATAAACCAAGCTAGAATAGTACTAGGTGGAGCGTGGAATGAAAGTGTCGGAGTCATAAAAGTAGCAGAGTTGTTTAGAAGACGTTTTGGTAAAACTATTTCTATATTAAATACAACATTTGAGTCAGCGGAACTGATCAAGTATATGACGAATACATTTTTTGCTACAAAGGTGAGCTTCTTAAATGAAATGAAACAAATATCTGATGCTGAAAGTTGGAGTGTCTGGGAAGACGTCAAGGAAGGATTCCTACGAGATGGTCGTGTGGGACATTCCCATATGAATGTACCTGGTCCTGATGGAAAATCTGGGTTTGGTGGATCGTGTTTTCCAAAAGACATACAAGCTATGATTACTCATGGTGCTTCACTTGGTGTTGATATGAAAGTTCTAAAAGGCGCTTGGGAAAAGAATTTAGAGGTACGACCTGAAAGGGATTGGGAAAAGCTCAAAGGTAGAGCAGTAGTTGATTAAATAATTTAAGTATTTATGTGTAGTTTTTTTATATTTTAACATGCTAATCAAATTCTAATACATTTATTTAAATAACGTTTGATATGTATGATTTAATTAAATGGAGATACATATGAAACTTTTATTAGTAATGTTAATGGGCTCGCTGATAGCCCAGAATCCAAATATCAATTCTAATTTTGATACTGGAAGTCAGCCACCTAAACCCATAAAAGAATTAGACTTGACCTATTATGATATCAAAGATAGTATTGATGAAAATTGGACGGGTGGTCAGGTGTTAGTGGAATTTATTGTTAATGAACTTGGAGCAGTTATTAATCCTATCATCGTTGATGAGTTTGAAATATCAATTAGCGATGTGATCCTCAATAAAGTTAAACAGATTACCTATCACCCAGCCACACAAAACGGTTTGCCAGTTAGTGTTAAAATGATAATACCAATAAGATTTAAAGAGTAATATAACCAAGGGATGACAAAGTAGGATAAGTCATCCCTTTTTCCGTTACCCTACTTACGGTTGTATATACCTACCAACACCAATATGGCAACCAGTCCTGCAAATCCGGACTGACCGAACTTACTGATGATTGATGTTAGATTTCCTATAACGTTGACGCCAAAGACACCACTTCCGAACATTACTTCAGAGACGGCACCCATAGCAACAAAGGACATTAGAAGATGAAGAATATCATCAACCCAGCCCTTAACCATTGTTATGGTATCTTTCATGGTTTACTCCGTTGTGTGTGTAATGGAACTACGCGGGGGAATCCCGCATAAATAAATATAAAAAATAAAAATATATGTTTTGGAAAAATACGTTCTATATATACATAGGTATTAAGTCTACAAGAGAAGTAAAAGTACAAATACAAAAGAATAAAAGTTAGTAAGAGAAGTGCGGAGGGGGGCAAGAGATATTGTTTAGAGTAAAAAAAGTATTGATGAATTTATACTACACTCTAAAAAACTTATTGACATTAGCTATCCTCTACATTTTATTTAAAACTAATACCTACGCATCCCTGAAGTTTAAAACTTCCCCCGATACCAAAACATCCTCAGAAAATTCAGAACATCTTTTTATTTAACTGTTGCCTCGTATTGTATTTCTACGTAAAGTAGGATATGAACAAAAGGAGAAATACAATGAAGTCAACAAGCGTACAAGCCGTAAAGATAGTAAAAGAAAACGGTTCAATGAAAGCTTACAATTATGATAACAGTGATCTAACCCAGTATGTATCTTACGGTACTAGATTATCAGCACTAAAAAGAGGTAAGGCTCTAACGAGAACTGATGATGGTAGTGGATGGTCCAAGTGGTCAAGTATATCCACGGAAGATTATGATTATGTAGTATCACAACTAAAAAGTACTGAAACTGGTACTAGCAAAAAAACTATTAGCAAGCAACTAGCTACAGATAGAAAATTTATACATGATAGTTACGGCTTGAAACCTAAGGGATTAAAGATGAGTGAACTCAAGTGGAAGTTTTTAATTCGCTCAGCTGTTAGAGCTAAAAATATAATGATGACCGGACCAGCTGGATCAGGTAAAACCATGGCTGCAAAGTCGTTAGTAAGAGCTTTAGACAGACCAGATTTTTACTTCAACTTAGGAGCTACTCAAGATCCAAGAGCTACTCTAATAGGAAACACTCACTTCAATAAAAACGAGGGAACTTACTTTTTGGAATCATTATTTGTAAAGGCTATCAAGACTCCAAACGCTGTTATTTTATTAGATGAATTGAGTAGAGCGCATCCGGATGCTTGGAATATTTTAATGACCGTTTTGGATCAGACGCAAAGATATCTAAGATTGGATGAGGCTGACGGTTCCGAGACAGTCAAGGTAGCACCTGGTGTTACGTTTGTAGCTACTGCTAATATAGGAAATGAATATACTGCTACTCGAGTTCTAGATAGAGCACTAAGAGATAGATTTGTTACGGTTGAAGTGGATGTTCTAGATGAAGCTCAAGAAATAAGTCTACTTGAGTATATGTTTCCATTTGTAGAATCCACGCATATTGAAAATATAGCTAAGATTGCATGCTTGACTAGACTAGAAAGTCTAAGTGATTCTCCCAGAATAGATTCAGGTATATCAACCAGAACGACTGTAGAGATAGCTGGATTGTTGCATGACGGATTTAGTCTTCCGGAAGCTGCTGAGGTAACGATATATCCTCAATATGATGCTACCGGAGGAATAGACTCTGAACGAACTTTTGTTAAGCAGATAGTACAGAAATTTATTGACGATAATTCACCAGATGAACTATATTAGGAGAAAGTATGAAAGATAAAAGTTACTTAACGCCGGAGTATATCTCCGGCTTGGTTGATAGACATGGTTTCAACAAACAGTTAAAGAACGGCAATTTTGGTGCAGCTAGAGTTGAAGTTCTAGAATTAACAAATGGATATCATTTTAGAAATCCTAGACACAAACATAGATGTGCTGAAGCTATAAGTAAGTGTCGTGATATGATACAACTCTATACGGCTCTGTTTAATTTAATGCACGCTAGAAACAATCCGACAGAAAAATTGTCTGGAATATTATGAGTTATTACTATTGGCAAAAAGCTATTCATCCAAAAGTCTGTGAGGACATTATACAAGAATTCAATGATGAATCTGAACTAAAGGCTGATACAGGAAACTATCTAGGCAACGACTCTTTGTATCCGGAAGAGATATTTAGAATGAAGCAAGAAGATGAGTGGGATTATGAAAAAAATGCTCCCAAGAGTTCTGAGTATGGAAAGATCAGAAAGACTAAATTGAATTGGTTACAAAAGGATCACAGTATGAACGAGATTCTTCTCAAGTATGTATTGGAAACAAATCAAAAAGTTTGGAAATATAATCTGACTAAATTTACTCCATGTCAATTTGGCAAATACGAGTTGGATAATTTTTATGGATGGCATCAGGATAGCGGTTATTCATATGCTGAAACTGAAGTGGAAACCAGAAAGCTCAGCCTTACACTTCAACTATCAAGTCATTTAGATTATGAGGGAGGTACGTTTGAGTTTTGGAATGGATTGAAGAAACCAATTATACCTCCAATACTAGAACAGGGATCAATATTAATTTTTGATTCAAGGATGTGGCATCAAGTTACTCCTATAACCAAGGGCATACGCTACTCATTGGTTAGTTGGGTTCTCGGATCTCCATTTACTTAACTGTTGCCTCGTATTGTATTTTTGCGTAAAGTAGGATATGAATAAAGGAGAAATAATGAACAACACATACAGTTCCTTTTGGAGAGATATTTCCACAAGGTCGGTAGATAATATTTTAGGTTGGGATGAAGAATCTATTCAAGATAACACCAAAGACTTAATTGAACTGTCATCTAAAAAACACGCCATATCCAACTTTGTACAGATAGTATCAGGTAAAAATATTCCCGTACGATTTGCTACACGAGGAGATTCTTACACCGACGGAAAGAGTGTAGTCATAGG